CCGCAGCATCCGCTTGGTGGTGTGGCGCTCAGCTTTTAGTCTTTCGACCTCTGACAGCAGCCTGGTGTTATCCCCGCGCAAGCGCGCGATCTCCTCGTTGCGCTCCTGCAACAGAAGGTGCTTCTTCTCGATCAGCGCCAGATATTCACTCTCGCGGCGCTCGGTGCCGTCCAGTATCGCCCGTAATCGTTCGATCTCGGTCTGCAGCGCGGCCTTCGACCAGAACAGCTGATCGATCTCGTCGGCGGCCTTATCCAGCCACGCTTCCCACACTTCACGCTGACCCACTACCCCCGTGCGAAGATGCTCGCGGATGGTCAGCAGTCGCTTGATGATGTCGGTAATGTCGGTAACGTCGGTCACGGCTCACTCTTCCGGCAAGAAAACATGGTCTCCCAGGATGATCTCGATGTGCTTGCAAAGCCAGGACGGACACCGGCCATCACCGTGAATGTCACTCAGCACCTTGATCAGCCACTCGATCTCGCCGCGCAGCCGCTCGTTCTCATTGAGGGCGTTCAGAAGCTGCTGCCCCATGGTTTCCATCATCGGTGTCGGCTCCCGACATGGGCGCGGCGCACGTTTTTGATGCGGGGCTGGGCGACCTCGTGGCTGGATCGGAACACCGTGTGACGCAGATGATGTGAGAGCGAATGCCATAGCTCGACGTTGTTTGGGTCACGGCGCAGCTCTCGAAAATCCTCGTAGGCATGGCAAGCGTGACGGTGCAGGGCATCGCGATTGTTCCAGCTCATGGTCTGCGCTCTATCTGGTCCAGGATACGCTTGATATCCATCAGCGTGTTGGAGATCGCCCAGGCCCAGTAGGTGAAGCCGGTGCCGAAGATCAGCACCACGACGATCAGAAGCTGGGTCTCGGTCATGTTTCACCGGGGCCGAGATTGGAGCGCATCGGCTTTGTCTCCAGGGCGCGGCGCGTTTTTTGCGCCTCAGCCTTACGCACATGCCGCAGTGCGGCGATAATCTCGTGTATGTCGGCATCCTCCAGGGAAAGTCCCGGCGAGGCGTCACGTAGCGAGTAGTGCAGTTGTAGCCGCTCTAGCAGGTCACTCATGTGGCTTTGGCTTCTTCACGTAACCCCAGTCCTTGATCTGATGGTCACGCACCAGCTTGACGTACCACTCCGACCTGCGTGCAAAGCACGCTAAGCGTAGCGGCTGGATCGTGCGGCGCTCACAGCGGGATGCTGCCGAGATCGCCTTTAACCGGGTGATCAGGGGGATAGTCCTTCGGATCGACTTCCCGCCCTTGCCGTGGCGAGCCGTCAGGGTTCCTGGTGATGGCGACGTTCACCCACATCGCGACCTCGCGCAGCTGGCGCAAGAGGTAAGTTCTGTCCGGTCCTTCCGGGACAATGGACACGAGAAGCTGGGCATAGACTGTGGTGGCAAAGCGCGCCTGCTGCATCAACGCCACCTGCTCAAGCGTTGGCTGGAGGTAGTCAAACGTCGAGGGGTGCAGTGTCATGTTATCTGTCTCCCAGCAGTTTGCGCATGCCTTGGTCGAAGCCGGCCTTGAAGGCGATGATCTGGGGCGATGGCTCCACGCCCTTGTTGCGCATTTCCATCAGCAGCTGGTTGATCAGCTGCATGGCGCCGTCGAGCGCATTGGTGAGCTTGCTGCGCTGCTCGCCCAGCTCGGTGAGGTTGAAACAAGCCATCTGGTAAGCTCGCTTGATGCGGGCGATGTCCTGGCTATCTTCCACCGGTTCCCTGGGATCATGGCCTTGTGGCGTCGTGCGATCGAGATCGTCGCTCATCTGCTTCCTCCCATCACTGCCCGCATGGCGATGTCCAGGCGTTCTTTGCAGCCGCTCACCTCGGGCGAAAGGTTGAGCCCCTCTGGCATCCAGGCAATCAGCGCATCCACCGTTTGCATTGCGCAGTCGAGCGCATGGATCACCTTGGCGGTGTCGGCGCGAACCTGCACCAGCTCGGCGCGCAACTGCGTACACTCGTGCTCGCACCACTCAGCCGGTCTCGGCATTCCGCACCCCGTATTTGCTTTGCATTGATATACATGTTGTGTAATGTTTGCAAGCGTCGCAGAATCACGCTCAGATTGGACCATGAGCAAGAAAGCCAAGATTACAGAAGACGCCACTCCGATCGATGACGCCCTGGCGGCGGCCACACTCACCGCCATGCGGGCGGAGTTCACCTTGCGGCGCGAGCGCAAGGCGCAGTCGCAAGAAGGCGGGTTGATCGCGTTTGTAAGATACTTCTGGAAGGTGATCGAGCCCGAGACCAAGCTGGTGGAAGGCTGGGTGCTCTATGCCATCTGTCAGCACTTGGAAGCGGTCAGCTTCGGGAAAATCACCAGGCTTCTGATCAATGTCCCTCCAGGCAGCATGAAGAGCCTGATGGTGAACGTGTTCTGGCCGGCTTTTGAGTGGGGCGCGCTGGGCATGAGTTCGCTGCGCTATGTGAGTTTCTCTTACAGCTCGGGTCTGACCGAAAGAGATAACCTGAAGTTCAAAAAGCTGATCACGTCCGAGCGCTATCAGGAGATGTGGGGTGACAAGTTCAAGATCGAGAAAGAAGGCGAGATCAAAATCACCAACAACAAGACCGGCTCGAAGTTCGCCTCGTCGGTCAAAGGCATCGGAACCGGGGAGCGCGGTGACCGGGTCATTATCGATGATCCTCACGACGTCCACAAATCAGAGTCCGATATCGTCAGGACCGATACCGTTCGATGGTTTCGTGAAACGATCACCGACCGGCTCAACAATCTTAGTGATTCTGCAATCATCATCATCATGCAGCGGGTTCATCAGCTTGATATTTCAGGATTCATCCTCGAACAAGGGTGGGCCTACTGCCACCTGATGGTGCCGATGGAGTTCGAAGCCGGGCGCGAACCCTACAATACGATCGGCTGGATCGATCCGCGCACCGAAGAAGGAGACCTGGCATGGCCCGAGCGGTTCTCCCCCGAAGCAGTTGCCAGGATCGAGCAGGAGAAGGGCAGCTTTGCGTATGCGGGGCAGTACCAGCAGAGACCTGCCCCGCGTGGTGGCGGTATCATCAAGAGAGAGCACTGGAGGCCCTATACCCCAGACGATTGTGGGAAGTTCGGTGTCCCTTGGCCGAAGTTCCCGGTGATGAGCTATACTGTGCTCTCGTTAGACACCGCCCAAACCGAAAAAAAGCAAAACGACCCGAGCGCGGGCGTGGTTCTCGGCGTGTGTAGGGATATCTGGGAGAACCGAAGAGTTATTACGATGTGGGGCTGGTCCGAGCGCCTCGAAGTCTACGAACTGGTCAAAAAGATCGAGGAAACCTGCAAGAAGTTCATCGTCAACCGGGTTTTGATCGAGGACAAAGCCTCCGGGTATCCGGTTGCGCAGGAGCTGCGCCGCCGAGGCAGGACGATCGCGGACAGCCTCTCGCACAATCCCAAAACCGCCGATCGCGCCGACTTCGGGGTGACGCTGATCACCCCGGAGGGCGACAAGCTTGCGCGCGGTTACGCCGTGCAGAATCTCTTTGAATGTGGATTGATCTACGCGCCCGCCGAGCCCACCGGCAATGGGGATTTCCTGTTCAAAGACTGGGCCGACAAGATCATCGATGAATGTGCCACCGCGCCCAAGGGGCAGTTCGATGATCGCTTCGATGCCATGACCCAGGGATTGCTGCATCTTCGGACGATCGGATTGATCTCGCTCCCCGACGAGGACGAGATCGATCGCATTGAGGAGAACCGCTATCGCAGCCCGCCGCTTCCGCTCTATCCGGCCTACGGCGGAAGTGTCACTCCATTGCCCCAGGTCACGACCGGTGACTGGAATAGGTGAAACGCAAAGAGCTAACCAAAAAGGAAGGAAACGCTTTGATCCAGAACATTGAGGACGAAAACGGGGAAGATTTTCTGCGCCACTGGTCGGAGCGGGTGTGGGATCGGCTTCAGCTCGCACATATTGCCGAGATCGAGCGCCAGCTGGTCGACTATGCCATGAACGGGTGGCGGCCAATGAAGATCGAGCCGCCAATAGGTGGCCCGCTGCTGGGTGCTTGCGAGGAAGGCGTCCTCGTTATGAGTCAGACCGCGCTGGGCGAGTGGCGCACCCGGGATGGGGTGCCACATAAACCGCCGCGCGCCTGGATGCCCTGCCCGCACCACCCGCGTTGAGCCCCACTGGCGAATCATAGGGATTGCGTTATCCTGCCGGCCTTCTACTGATGCTGGTGGGTGGTCTTTCCCATGCTGATACTCGCCTCGACTTCCGATGTCGTTCAAGTGGTCACTGGCGGCGCCGGTCTGGTTGATGTGCACGCCAGCTGGATGGACAACGCCTCGGGCGCGGTGCTGCCCGGACGTACCAATACCGCCAACATCGCGACCGCGACCACCACCACGGTGGTGCCGGCCCCTGTCGCCCAGGTGCAGCGCAACGTCAAGACTCTTCATATTCGCAACGGTGGCGTCAGTCAGGTCGTCGGCGTGCTGCTTGTCGATCCTACCGGTGCATTCAAGCTATGGGAGCAGCGCCTGGAGCAGGGCGCCACGTTGCAATACATTGACGAGATCGGCTTCAAGGCGCGGGCCGAGCCCGCAAGAGTCACCGTCCAGAAGTTCGATGTGGCCGGGAGCTTCACCTATACCCCGACCCCCGGAATGACCTTTGCGACCATCGAATGCATCGGCGGCGGCGGCTCCTCTGGTGACGCAGCTTGGGGCATCGGTCGCGGGTCTGGTGGCGGTGGCGGCAGCGGCGGGTATTCTCGCAAGCTGGTGTCGGCATCGGACATCGGCGCCTCGCAGCCCGTCACCGTTGGAGGAGGAGGTACATACGAAAACTCACCCAACGGAGCGCCGGGGGGGTTAAGCGCTGTCGGCACTCTGTGCCGGGCCAATGGCGGCGGTGGTGGCGGGCACTCGCTTAATGGCGACAACACGCCGGTCGGTGGGCAGCCGGCCAGCACAGCAGGCGCCATCGGCGATATCACGGCAGGCGGCTCCCCCGGCGAGCAAGGCGGCTATGTGTATTTCCCGGCGGGCTCGGTCAGTCCAGACGACCCGATCATTATTCCTGATGGTGGCAGAGGCGCCTCCGGTCCCTGGGGCGGTGGTGCACCCATGCCGGCAGTGGGGACGACCGGCTCCGTCGGCGGCATTGCCGCTGGCAAATACGGCTCTGGTGGTAGCGGCGCTGTCAGTAACACGACCGGCGGCTATCTCGGTCTCGGCGTGGGCTCCGTCGGTCTTGTCTTCATCACCGAGTTCTGCTTCCCGTAGGGATAAACCATGTTGATCCTGGTCGCTGGTGACAAGCTGTCGGTGATTACTTCGCTCACTGCGGCGGTCGACGTGCACGCCTCCTGGGTGGATAACGCCAGCGTCGTGATCACACCGGGACGAACCAATACCAAGATCACGGTTGCAGGAACCGTCACGGTGGTCGCAGGACCGGCGGCCTCGACCCAGCGTAACGTGAAGACGCTTCACGTGCTGAACCGAGACCCAACGATCACCTGTGATGTGACCATCCAGCACGACAGCGGCACCGCCATATGTAAGCTGTTCTCGACCACCCTGAAGTCTGGCGATGCTATCGAGATGACTGATCAGGACGGGTTCAGAATCCAACGCAAGGCCATCTGATGGCCAATGGCATCAACGGCACAGGCGGCATAGCCAGGACCGAGCATTATCGTAATCTGGACGATGCTGCGGGCGCTAATCCTTCGCTGGAAGATGATCTCGACCCTGTCACGGTGGTCATCCAGGAAGACGCCGAGAAGCCAGTAGAAAACATCGGGGTCGAGCGTGCCGACGGCGCGCTGATTATACGCTTGGACGGTTACCGTCCGCGCAAAGAGACCACTTCCAAGGCAAAACAACACGACGCAAACCTCGCCGAGCACATCGATGAGCGCGAACTGGCCAGAATATGCGATGAGCTGCTCAACGGCATAGATTCTGATCGCCAGACCCGTCAGGAATGGCTGGAACGACGTGCCGCCGGGATCAAGCATCTTGGTTTGAAGATCGAGAACCCGAGATCACCCTCCGCAGACTCCGACACTGCGGTCGAGGGTCAAGCCACCGTCAGAAGTCCCATACTTCTGGACGCGGTGATGCGGTTCCAGGCCAATGCCCGGGGAGAACTTCTCCCGGCTGGTGGCCCCGTAAAAATGACCAGCACGGCTACGACTAAGACCCCCCACAGGAGCTTCTTAGAGCAGCAGATGCAAATCCCGCGCGAGGATCGCGGCGATGACGCTGACACCTACGCCGAGATGCTGGAGGGAATGTTCAACCGGTATCTGACGATCGTAGACAAAGAGTACTACCCCGACACGAATAGAATGTTCTTCATGCAGGGGTTCGGCGGCTGTGGCTTCAAGAAAGTCTACCGTTGCCCGATCCTAAGACGTCCGGTGTCACGCGCGATGGACGCGGCAGACGTGATTGTCTCGGATAACGAGGTTTCTCTGCACGATTGCGCCCGGGTCACGCATTGTATCCTGATGCAACAATCCCGGTTACGGCGGATGCAGCTCGCCGGGACCTATATCGACATCGATATTTCCAACCCGGTGCCGCCCGAGGTCGATGCGCTCGACCAAGCCGAGGGTGACGTGGCGGGGCTCGCCACCTGGTCTCAGCGCCCCGAGGATTACAAACACACGATCTACGAAACCTACTGCGAGCTGGACATCGCGGGCTTCGAGCACACCGAAAAAGGTCACATAACAGGGCTGCCCCTGCCCTATCGGGTGACGATCGACAAAGACGCCCAGGTCATCCTTGAGGTGCGCCGGAACTGGGACGAGAACGACGACCGCTACATCAAGCACATGCCGATCGTGAAGTACCCGTTCGTGGACGGGCTCGGGTTCTACGGGATAGGTCTTCTCCACATTATGGGCAATTCCACCGCCGCGATCACCACGGCGTGGCGCCTAGCGCTAGACTCTGCGAGCTTCTCCTCCTGGCCCGGGTTTCTGTATTCCGACACGGTCTCACGCCAAGACACGATGACGTTTAGGGTTGGTTTAGGTGCCGGCGTGAAGGTCAATACCGGCGGCCAGCCGATCGGTAACCACATCTACGATCTGCCCTACAAGGATGTCACAGCTGGCCTGGTACAGGTCACCCAGCACATCGAGGAGGAGTGCCGTCGCGTCGGTGGCACGCCCGAGCTGATGGTCGGCGAAGGCCGCCAGGATGTTCCTGTTGGCACCACGCTCGCCATGATCGACCAAGCAGTCAAAGTCTTGGATTCTGTGCATAAGGGGATGCACACCGCGCAGGCCGAGGAGTTTTCTCTCCTTCGGGACCTGTTCATCGAGGACCCGGATAGTCTTCTTTGCGCGGCGCCGACTACGCCTGGATTTCAGTTCGAGCGTGATGACCTCGTTAAGGCGCTCGAAAACTGTAATCTTTCGCCCCAAGCCGACCCCAACACGCCTTCTCACACCATCAGGATCATGAAGGCGGTGGCCCTTGTTCAGTTGGTGCAGCTGAACCCGTCGATGTGGGACATCCACGCCGTGGTTCGAAGAGTTGCTACGATGGTCGGGCTGGGCAACGTGGACGAGCTGTTCTCGGCACCGCAGGCGCAGATGGACGGCAAGCAAGCCGCCGAGATGCAAAAAGCCCAGCTCAAGATGGCGGAGCTGGCGCAGAAGAGCAAAGATTCCCAGGAGAAGGCGAACCTGGAGATCATCTCTCAGAAGATGAAGATGTTCATCGAGGGCGCCAAGATTCAGGGCATGGACCGGCAGAATCAGTCGCGCGAGCGCATCGCCGCCGCCCAGCTCGAACAAAAGAAAACGGAACTGGTCGCGGGTGCGATGGTGCATCCGCTCGCTGCGCCGGTTGCCCAGGAGTTCGCCTCGCTCTATCCGCCCAGCCCTGGGCGCGTGATATAGAAGGCACACGCAAGGAGAATCACCATGGCACACCCGATGGCAGGTCAGGCGAAGTCCTCGCAGAAGGCCCGGCTCAAACGCCTGGGTGGGAAGGCCGGAAAAGCCTGGGGCTCTTCCAGCATGTACAAGGCGAAGTCGCTGCCGGGCAAAAACGCCGGCAGCTCCACGCCGATGACGATCTCGGGTGGCAGCTCCAAGGGCCGCCCGGATCGCATGGCAGCTGGTGGCAGCGTGGGAAAAAAGCGCCACCCGCATGCGACTACGAACATCATCATCTCGCATGCAGGTGGTCGCGGTGGATCAGGTGGCGGCGGTGGGGCCGGTCCCAATCCACAAGCACAGCCAGTGCCGGTGCCTCGTCCCGTTCCGGTCCCGGTCAACCGTCCGGTTCCGGTGCCGGTGGGCGGTGCACCTGGACCCGGTGGCCCTCCCCCGGGTGCAGGTTTGGCGGCAGCGGTGCCGCCCCGTCCCCCGATCGCGCCACCCGCAGGCCCTCCCCCGGGCGCCGGGCTTCCTATGCGTCCGCCCGGCATGGCGGCTGGTGGCGCTGTGAAGAAGGCGGCCAAAGGCGGTTTTTTGAAGGAGTCCAACAGCCCAAAAGGGGGTGACGCCTATCCAGGCTTCCCGCATTCGCCCACCACCAAGGCCAAGAGCACGGTGTCTGCGCATGCCGCAGGTGGCGGCGTGAAGAAGCACGCAGGCGGCGGTGGGGTTACGTTCACCAAAAAGCTTGAGTTTGGTGGCGGCACCGGCCTGGGCCTCGGTGCTGGTGCTACGCCGGGTGGTGGCGGCGCCGGTCCTGGTCAGTCTGGCCCTGCTGGTGCTGCCAACGCTGCGCTCGGCGCCGGCCCTGGAAGGGTGCCGCTGCCGCCGCAACAGGGGGCGCCAAACATCTCGGGTCGGCAGGCGATCCCGTTCTCGCAACCCAATACCGTGCCGCTGTCGGGCTTCGGTGCCAGAAACTTCTCCACCCGGCCCGCGCCGGGGACCACGACTTCTTACGCCAAGAAGGGTGGCTTCATCGGGAAACACGACGACGAGGCCGAGGACAAGAAGCTGTTCAAGAAGATGATCAAGCAGGAGGACAAAACTGAAGCGAAGGAGATGAAGAAAGCCTCCGGTGGCGGCGTCGGTCCTGGTCTGGTCGGCTACAAGTATCGCACCAACGGCCCGTCGGGCGGCAAAGGCAAGGGCCTTAGCCCCTACTCAGATGCCAAGGTCTACCGTAATCAGGGCAAGGGCTATGCCGACGGCGGAAACATCCACGGCGCTGGGTCTGCTGTCGGGCGGATGGCGCGTAACAACAAGATTCCGGCCAAGACTGAGCTGTAAACGTGCTCGAACGGTTTGATCTGGAGTTCAAGGCGATCATGGAGCGTCAGCTCCTGATGCTGCTTCGTGGTGATGACGGACAGGGCGGCCTCTACAAGGGGCTGCTCTCGTGCGAGGACTGGGACAGCGTGAACCGCACCAAGGCTACGATCATAGCCTACGAGAATGTGCTGAAGACGATGCAGGAAGTTGCCAAGCGCATGAACGAGAACGAAGAGCCGATGCGCGCCAGTGGTGTACGGGGGTTTTCCCGATGAGCGTGCTCAATCCGATCGCACACAGCATGAGCACCATGTCGCAGGCGCCGATGCCGCCCTGGCGCAACGACGAGGAAGCCGAGGATTACAAGAAGGACCCAAGAGGGTTCCTGCTCGATCGCTGTGAGATGTGGATGAAGACGTGCACCGTGTTCCACAACTGGGTGATCACGGCGACGTATTTCCTGCCAGATTACCTGGGTGAGAGCCGTGTAAAGGGGATCATCCTCCCCGACGTGACGCATGACGAGGCGCTCTACCAGGGCAAGATTGGCTTGGTAATCGGCAAGGGGCCGCTGGCGTTTCGCGATGATGAGCACGTCAAGTTCCAGGGCCAGGACGTCAAGATTGGGGAATGGGTGCAGTACGACGTCATGGAGGGGAGGCAGTTCACGGCAGATCGCGTCCACTGCCGACGGCTCAAGGATACCCAGATCGTGATGCGGGTGCCCGACCCGAGGTTGATCTATTGATCCTTCGAAAGATGTGCGGAGAGAGCCATGGCTAATCAAGATTTCAATCCCCCGGAGGAGGGCGAGAGCGTAGTTATCGACCTCAACGAAGCGCCGGAAGGCGAGAAGATCACTTCAGCTGGGGCCAAGCCGCCGCCCGTTCCCGGGCCGTCTTCAGCTCCCGCAGCACCACAAGCTGGGCTGGAGGAGCTGCAGAAGCAGATCAATGCCGAGCGAGCCGAGCGGACGCGCGTCACCCAGGTGGCGCAGCAGATCGCCCGCGAGCGTGATCAGGCGGTGCAGTTTGCCCAGGAGGCAGAGCGCAGGGGTGTAAGCACCTACGAGCTGTACAACGAGAACCAGATCAAGGCCACGCAAGACAAGATGGAGGCGCTGGCCGGGCAGGCTGAACAAGCCATGCAGGACGGCGACTTCAAGCGTGCGGCGACATTCAATCTTCAGCTTGGGCGCCTGGGTGGGTCATTGGCCGTGCTGGAGCGCGATCAGGCTGTGTTGGCGCAGCAGCGCGAGCAGCGGCAGCAACCGCAGCAGCCGCAGCAGCCACGGCAGCAGCAGCAACCACAGCAACCAGCGGCTCCCACCGATCCGTTCGAGCGGGCGCTGGTCGGTCGCAGCGAGGCCACCAAGGACTTCTTACGCAGGCACAAGGAGCTGGTGCGCGGCGACGGCACGTTGAAACGAAGCGTCATTGATGCCCACGATCGAGCGCTGGACGAGGGCTACCAGATCGACACCCCCGGATACTTTGAATACGTGGAGAAATCACTGATGGCGCAGACACCAAGAGGCGATGGCGGCGCCGCTCCCGTTACGCGCTCCCCCCAGGGCTATTCCGCGCCGGTCGCGCGCAACGGCGGCCCTGGTAATTCTGGTGGCGGCGCCGGTAGCGGCAACTTCGTGATGACACCAAAAATGCGACGGCTCGCTGCCGAGCAGGGTGTCCCGGAAAAGGAATGGGCGCAGAACTATGTGAGGCTCCTCGCAGAGGGGCGGATCACCCCCATCAATTAGGTGACACATGGAAAATCTCTCACCCTGGCGCGAGAGCCCGCACGAAGACGTACCTTTTGGCATTCCTGGTGCGTCTAGCGCTGCGCTGCGCTCGGGCCTGCATGAAGAGCTTCGGCTCGATCTCACGCGGCAGAGGTTACACTCGGGCAACCAGAACATCGATCCGTATGACATCTCGGACATCTACGCGAAGTACGCCCCGACCCGGGGTGATCCGCGTCGCGGAAACGTCGTTCACGAGATCGACTTCAATTGGAAGCGTTACGAGACCTACGGCAAGCCGGATTATTCCGAGCAGCGTGCCTATCACGCCCAGGGCTGGCGCCCGGTGATGCATCATCATTTTCCGGGAAGATTTGCCCCCGAGGGGACAGAAGGGCCGGTTGTCGTCAAGGACATGATCCTGATGGAACGACCTATGACCTTGACTCTGAAGGCAAGAAATGAAGAGATTGATCAGGCGACTCAGGCCATGCGGATCAATCGCGAGAAGGTCAGAGACACGCCAGATGGAAGTATGCCGCGAATCGTCTATGCTGACCGCACTTCGCGCGAGGCCATAGAGATACCGGACTAAATCCCCGACCAAGTCGGGGTCGCGTCCACCGCCTGGACGTGTCTAACTAATCTCACCGCTCGGACGGAGGCGACGCTCGCCAAGGCCCGGCAACCCTGGAAAGGGAGGCCAGCCTCATGGCAAACACCAATTCGCCTTTTGGTTTCAAGCCTATTCGTCGTCTTGACGGCGCGGCTTGGTCAAGCTGTCACACCACCAAGAAGATGCAGATCACCGCAGGCGCCTGCAATCGCGGCGACGTGGTGAAGCAGATGCCCGACGGCACGGTTGCGGTCAGCGCTGCTGCTGCGGGTTATCTCAACGTCGGCGTCTTCGTCGGCTGCCACTACACGGTGGCCTCGCTCGGTTATCCGATCTGGACGAACTATTGGCCTGGGGCTGGCGCCGCTCCTGGCACCCTGGTCGACGCCTTCGTGATCGATGATCCGATGGTGGTGTACGAGGTCATGGCCGCGACCGGGCCGATCACCTTGGCCAACGTCGGCGACAATGCGGACGTTGTGGTTACCGCTTCCGCCACCGGGTTTTCCAAGTGGGCACTTGCTACGCCGGCTGTTGCCGCCGGCAGCGACGTGCTGCCGTTCAAGGTCGTCGGTGTCGGTAACAACGGCATCTTCATCCAGGACGGCTACGACGCCGCCTCGGCGAACAACATCGTGGAAGTCGCCTGGAACGTCCAGAATTACAAGACCGTCGGGCTCAACGCCTAGAGCACGGGTCAGGGAAAGGGCTAAGTCATGGCTATTGATCTTGCATCGATCAAGAACGAGCTGTTCCCCGGCCTGGCCGCTGTGGAAGGTCGTTACAAGAAGATCGAGACCAAGTGGTCCCGGCTCTTCGAAAAGCGCACATCTAAGATGGCGCTCGAACGCAGGACGCAGATGGCGTACCTGCCGCTCGCCAGAGAGAAGGGCGAGGGTCAGAGCACCTACTTCGATGACCGAGCTGGTGAGCGCTGGCTCTACAGCGCTGAGATGAAAGAGCTGAGCTTAGGCTACATCATCACCAGGAAGGCCGTTGAAGACAATCAGTACCGCGCAGAGTTCAATCCTTCAAACCTGGGTCTGCAGGACGTCTTTGCGACCACGAAGGAAATCTACGCGGCTAACATCTTCAACATGGGCACGGTGCTCGACCCCACCGTCGGCGGCGACCAGAAGCCGTTGTTCGATATCGCGCATCCGCTAGACACTGGGTCGGTTGCCAACAAGCCGGCAGTGGACATCGATCTCAACGAGAGCACCTTGCTCACGTCGATGACCACCATCAGGAACAACTGGGTCGATGAGCGTAATATTAAAATCTCCGCTCGCGCCGAGCTGGTGATCGTTCCCACCGCGCTTGAACCAGTCATCGTCAGGCTGCTTCGCACGACCCTCCGTCCAGGAACCAACGACAACGACGTCAATGCGATCCAGCACGTCGGTGGCGGACTGCGCGATTACGTTGTCAACGAGTTCCTGACCTCGAACTTCGCCTGGTTCGTGAAGACCGACAAGCGCGGGCTGATCTACTACGATCGCGTTCCGTTCGAGATGGACATGTATGTGGATTTCGATACGGACAACTTGAAAGTCAAAGGCCGTGAGCGTTATGCGTTCTCGTACTTTGATTGGCGCTCGGTGTACGGGAGCTATCCCACGAGCTAAGACCATGCAGGGAGAACCACATGGCGACGCGCCCCCCTGCTGGCCCGATAGGTAACAGCCCTCGTGACGTGCGTGACGACGCTGTCGGCGTCCCTGCCGAGAACGTCAATGCGCCCGAGCCGCCGCGCTGGCCGACCAAGCCCAAGAAGATCACCAAGAACGACTTCCACGCCAAGGTGAGCGGCGGCAGTTCGTCCAAGCGTGCCGATCGCGCGCCGCATTTTCGCAAGGGTGGATTCGTGTCGGGCTACGCTTCTGGCGGCGTGATCGGGAAGCGCGAGGACCTGCCGAGCGAAAAGAAGAACGATCCGTTTGCCAAGCAGAACCTGAAGAAGGGCGGCCCCGTCAAGAAGTGACACCTGCGCACTGACCCGCACAGACGTGCGCAGGTTAGGAGAGGCTGGACCCCAGGCAGAATAGCCCTCCCCCTGGGCGTAACGGCGAGGTCCAGCCTCTCCGCACAAGGAAGAGGTTGGTTATGGCAGCGAGCTTTGCCCAGGTCAGTGCGATGCCGGTTGTGACCGGTAGCGGCAATCCTGCGCCGGTATCGGCGATTCCTGTCGTTGTTGTGAGCGATGGCTCGGTGCCGATCTCCCCCGAGCTGCGGCAGCCGGTCATCGACGTCACGGCCAACGGTACGTTCCCGCGTGCTCTCAAGGTCGCGCCGATCCCGATCGTGTATGCTCCTGGCACGTCGGGTGTTGCCCAGGTCGATCCCATCCCAGTCTTTGTCGTAGGGACCGTTCCATGACAGCTGGCGTCAACACCAGCAGGACTTACGACTTCGCCCCCTCGCTGGCGGATGTCTTCATTGCGGCCTACGGGCGCTGCCAGATACGGCGTACGGAGCTGACGCCTGATCACCTCCACGATGCGGCGATGGCGGCCAATCTCCTTCAGGTCGAGTGGGCCAACGATCAGGTCAATCTCTGGACGGTGGAGAAGACGTCGATTCCGTTGACGCCAGGACAGGCTGTGTACGACGTCGACCCCAACACTGTGATGATCATGGGAGCGTGGATATCCACGGGAGATGCCCCCGAGAAGGATCGGATTATTAGTTCGCTCGATCGCGATACCTATGCTGCATTCCCCGACAAGGACACGCCCGGGCAGCCGACGCAGTACTGGTTCAATCAGCAGATACTTCCGACCATCACGATGTGGCAGCCGCCCGACGATGGAGGCCCGTATACGTTGCGGTTCTACCGTGCGCGCCAAATCCAAGATGCGGTGATGCCGGATGGTGTCGAGCCCGAGGTGCCCTATCGGTTCCTGGCAGCCTATGTGGCGGGGCTGGCGTACTACCTGTCGATGACCTGGGCGCCGCCTCGCACCGGAGAGCTGAGGGCGGTGGCGGTTGATACGTTTGACAAGGCCAAGAAGCGTGACGTCGAGAAGAGCCCGCTTCGCATTGTGCCGGCGATGAGCATCTACACCAACAGCGTGTACTGAACATGGGAAGCTTCGCACCAAGAGGTCACGCCAAGCTGGACCCGCAGCATCCGGCGGCATTTGCCATCTGCGAGATGTGCGGCTTCCAGTACAACAACCGCGACCTCAAGTGGGAATGTCAGTGGACCGGCATGGAGATACGCAGGACCGGTCACTTGGTGTGTCCGACCTGCTGGGACGCGCCCAACTACACCATCCGCGCCAAGACGCTTCCGCCTGATCCGGTGCCGATCCTCAATCCGCGCAGCGAGCCAACGCATAAGCATGTGCGGCGCTGGCCGGGCGAGCCGTTCCCGCAGCCCTATGAAGGGCTGCCAGACATACCGGATTAACAACATGGCGAACGCAATCTATCCGCTGTGGAAGCAGGCGTTGATGCGGGAGATCGACACCCATAAGTCGCTCGACCAGGGCGGCATTGATCCTGTCCAAGGTGTCTATGCGTCGCTGGTCGACATCGACAACGCCTACGTCTATTCCGATGCCGATCAGTTCTACTCCAGAATCAGCAGTCCGATCGGCGTGCCGAGCTTGCTCACCACGCCGACTGTGGCGGGAAGAATCTTCTCGGCTGACACGGTCGTCTACACCAATGTGACCGGGCACAAGATCGGTGCTCTCGTGCTCTATCGTCAGAACGCTGGTGCGTCTTCGACCTGGCGGCTGGTGCTCTACGAGGATACCGGGATCGTTGGGCTGCCGATGATCCCCTCGGGCGGGAACATCATCGTGTCCTGGAACGTGCAAGGGATATTTGGCCTGTGAACGACCCGCTGGATAACGCAGACGAGGCCACTCGCGCGCTGTTCGCGGAGATCAGCAAGCTGTTGGTTAACCGGCCACAGCAAGCAGTATGGGGTGCCGGGCTTAATCTTCTGGTCAACTCGATCCGGCAGTGCACGGCGCAACGCAAGGACGCGGAGGCGCTGTTCGATCAGCTGATGGGGAGCGCTAAAACTGTTCTGCTGGATGTGCACTACGACTCGGTGACGGGGCTGCGCAGGAGCGTGTTTCCGTTCACCCAGGTCATCCAACCGCCGTTCCATCAGAACGAGAGCGTCATCTTTCATGGAAAGTAGTGGATGCAGCCGGCCCAGCTTCCGTTGGACATCTACCGTGGCGACAGTTTGCGGCTGCGGATCAAGCTATCGACCAAGGATGCCGCTGGCGTCCCGCAGCCGCTCGACCTCTCGGCGGTAATCGTCACGAGCGAGATACGCGATCGACCGGCTGGCACGACGGTTATTCCGTTCACTTGTTACGTGACGCTTCCCAACAGCATTGAGCTGTTCCTTTCGTCTGATAAGAGCCAGACGTTGCCGCAGAACGGCGTGTGGGACCTGCAGCTCAGCTACGGCTCGGGAGAGGTCAAGACCCCGTTGGCTGGTCCGGTGGTTGTCACTCCAGACGTGACTGGAAGTACGCCGACGCCTCAGCTTTTGCCGTGAGGGCGCGATGACCGAAACGGTCGAGATCGTATCCCTCGAAATAACGACCTTTCTGATTGAGGCTGAGCTTCAGCTCACGCCGCCCGATGCCGAAATCTCGCTGACGACGGAACTAGGCCCGCAAGGCCAGCCTGGACCTCCGGGACCGGCTGGTCAGCCAGGGGCGCCTGGCGTGCCTGGCGTACCAGGTTCGCAGGGTCCGCCGGGCGCTACAGGCGCGAAGGGCGCTGACAGTACGGTGCCAGGCCCGCCGGGCGCGGTGGGGGCGCAAGGTCCGCAAGGCCCACAGGGAGCTACAGGCGCAACCGGCCCCACGGGGCCGGTGCCCGAGGCGCCCACTGACGGCCAGCAATACGCGCGGCAGAGCGCGGCATGGACGGTGGTGTCGCTCCCCAGTGGTGGCGTTGCTCCGGTTGGTGCGCAGTACATCACGGCGGCGACTGACGCGACGCTCACCAACGAGCGAGTGCTGACCAACACTGCAAGCGTTACCTGGGACTTTGCGACGGCGGGCCAGGCTAGGGCCGCTGTGCCTATGGGGTTGTTCCAGATAGCGGACGCGGACTTGACCGCGCTCGCGGGGCTCACCGGCACCAACGTCATCTACTATCGCTCGGCTGCCGATACCTGGACGCCAGTGACCATTGGCACGGGCCTGACGTTCACGTCTGGCACGCTGACGGCGACGGTGACGGGCGGCGGCAACGTCAACAACACTGGCACGCCGGCTAACGGGCAATGGGCGCAGTGGACGGACGCGACGCATATCCAGGGCGTCGCAACGGCATCTATGCCGTTTGTGCAAAAAGCCGGCGACACCATGACCGGCACGCTGACCGTACCGACTGTCGTGGTGACCACCAGCCTGACCGCGCCAACGATCACGCCCGCGACGGATAGCACCACCAATGTTGCGACTACGGCATTCGTGCAGAGCGCGATCGTTGCTGCTGGAGCTACCGTTGCGATCTCCGATACTCCTCCAGGCTCTCCGGGGCAGGGCAAACTTTGGTGGGAGACGGATACTGGTAAGCTTTTTATCAACTACAATGACGGCAACTCGACGCAGTGGGTTTCGCTGTTTCCGTTTACGAGCACTGGTGGCGGTGGTGCTGCCAACGTCGGCAATGTCGGTACGCCAGCTAATAACCAGATCGCGGTCTGGACCGACCCGACGCATATCCAGGGCAACGCTGCTCTTACCTTTGATGGGACCTCGCTAAGAGCCCCGACGGTCACGCCGGGCAGTGATAGCTCAAATCAAGTCGCGACCACGGCGTTCGTGCAGTCTGCGCTGGGTGCCGCCGGGTTCTCGACCGGAGACGCCAAGCTCACGCTGAAGACCGTCGCTGATGCCGGTTGGGTGCTGATGAACGACGGCACCATCGGCGATGCGTCGAGCGGTGCCTCGTCCCGCGCCAATGCTGACTGTCAGGCGTTGTTCACGTTGCTCTGGAACAACATCACTGACCCTTATGCCACGGTGTCGAGTGGTCGTGGCGCCAACGCGGCGGCGGATTGGGCGGCGCACAAAAAGATTACGTTAACCCGGCAGCTGGGTCGCACGCTGGCTATAGGCGGTGCCGGTGCCGGCCTCACCAGTCGTCCGCTTGGCGGTTATCTGGGCGAAGAAAGCCACACCCAGAGCGTCGGCGAGATGGCGGCGCATGGTCACACTGGTGGTGTCGGCGGCAGCACGGCCAATAACTATGTCTACAGCTACGGCGGCACAACCATCACCTATGACGGCTATCTAGCCATAGCCCAAGCTTTCGTGACCTACCCTATGGACGTCACCAATGGCTTGTCCGCCTATGTCACCATTAACGGTAACGGCAGCAGTACGCCCGCCAACGTCATGCAGCCAACCTCGTTCTGGAACATCATGATCAAGCTGTGAGGGTATCAATGCGGATGCTGCAGCAACATGGAGGTCTGGTTTTCGTTCGCATCGACGGTGACACGTATATGGAGACGCCGGAAAACTTCGAAGGTGACTACGGCTCGCCCATGCCGGCGCTGGCGTCGTCTTTCGATGAGCGGGTGTACGAGCCGGGTAAGCGTCATGCGCTGTCGTTCGAGAACAGCGTGGTGGATGGCGGCGAGATGCCCTGGCCGGAAGGCGATGCGATCATTGAGGCGGCTCCTGCGCTAATAAGCAAGCAGGCGACCCGCCGGCAAGCAGAACAGGAAGCGCAGCAGCAACAAGCGCAGCAGGTCGTGATGGTGGATCGAGCGCAGGCAGAAGCTGAGCTTGCTGAGCTGCAGCGTGGGTTGGATGCGCTGACGACGCGGGAGGAGAAGAATGCGCTGCTCAAGAAGTTCAATGATGAGCGGAGAGCGCGAGAAGCCGCGCGAGTGAGGAGCTAAGGATGGCGTATGACTTTCCAGCATCGCCGGTTGCGGGGCAGCTGTTCACGCCAGCTGGCGGGCCGAGCTACACCTGGAACGGCTATGCCTGGGATATCATAAGCTCGGGGGTTTTGGTCGTCACCAAGGTGATCACGGCGAGCGGGACGTATACGCCATCTTTTAATCTGATCTCGGCCCTCGTGGAATGTGTGGGCGGCGGAGGTGCGGGTGGTGGTGCGGCGGCGAGTGCGAGCTTTGTCTATACCGGTGGTGGCGGTGGTTCTGGCGGTTACTCACGCAAGCTACTCACAGCCGCGCAGATCGGAGCGAGCCAGACTGTTACGATTGGTATTGCCGGCGCTGCTAGCACAGGTAGCGGTGGTGCTGGTAGCGCTACGAGTTTTGGCACGTTCTGCGTCGCCAATGGTGGTGGGGGCGGAGCACTGAACAGCAGTGGCGGGGCTGGCGGTGTTGTGGCGGGTGCCGTGGGGGACGTTGTGGCGGCGGGTGCTCCCGGCAGTGCGGGAGGAAACGTCACTTCTGCTACGGGCGCCTATGGTGGCGGTCTCGGTGGTTCCAGTATCTTTGGTGGCGGCGGTCAAAGTATCAATGCGAACAGTGGTGGTGTTTCTTACGGGATTGCTGCAGCCAACTATGGCAGTGGTGGCAGCGGCGGTGTTTCGAACAATCAGGCAGCCGTCGCCCCTCAAGGTGGCCCTGGATCGGCTGGCGTCATTGTCGTTACCGAATACATTGGGCTGAGTTCTTCGGCGGTCGCACTGACGCAGTACGTGGCCAAGACCGGCGACACCATGACGGGTACGCTGACGGCGACCACGGCAGCGCTCACGAGTGGCGTAGCGGCAAACTTCTCTGCCTGTCAGAACTTCACCGTGGCGCTGGCTGCAGCGTTCACGGTCGCCAATCCTTCCGCCAATCCACCGGTCGGAACCTATATTGCGATCACCGTGGACATGACGATAGGGGCGGCGCTCAGCTGGGGCTCCAACTTCAAGGGGCTTGCGAGCTATACGCAGAGCACTTGGACTGCCGGCACGATGCGCGATCATCTGGTGTTTCGCTGGAGTGGCACAACGTATGACCTCGTGGGAGCCGCCAAGGGGATCAATCAGTGATTTTTCCTTTGATCCCGCCAGTCAGCACAACTCCACCGGTCTATGCCACGGGCGGGATTATCACGACTAATGGACCGTGGAGGGTTCATACCTTTACGGCTCTCGGTGCCAGTACCTTTCAGGCCGTTGGTGGTCCCAGCGCGTTTGACCTGGAGTATCTGGTGGTCGCTGGCGGCGGCGGCGGCGGAGGGTCTAACACCGGTAGTGCGCTTGGCGGGGGTGGCGGTGCCGGTGGCATGTTGGAGGGTACGTTATCTCTGGGGGCTGGAACGTATCAGGTCGCTGTAGGCGGCCCTGGTGGTGGTGGTTCATATAGTCAGGGCTATGGAGGAGAGGGCGGAGCCTCTGCGTTTGACAATGGCGGCCCGAAGCAGATTCTCACGCGCGGTGGTGGCGGCGGAGGTTGGTGTTATTGGGATGGCAGCACCTACTACTACGGAGCCGGCGGTCAAGGTGGCGGATCGGGAGGTGGTAGAGCATACGACACTTACTACGGTTCAGGCGGTGGGGGAGGGACACCGGGCCAAGGCAACGACGGGGGAAGCAGCGTCTCTGGCGGCAACGGCAGTGGTGGCGGCGGCAAGGGATCGGCAGGGGCTTACGCCTCAACAGGAGGCGTGGGGAAGGTAAACTCAATCGACGGAAATGCGACGACCTATGCTGCTGGCGGCTATACGACCGGGATTGCCGGGGCGAGTAGCCGAGGCAACGGCGGTGGAGGGGGCTACAACAGCAACGGCTCCCAAGGCGGCTCAGGCATCGTCATCGTAAGATATCGCGGGACGACACCGCAGGAAACAGTGGGTGGCAACGATTACTACACGAGCTGTTTGTTGCATTTGGATAGCAATCTTGTTGACTCGTCCATGTGGCAGCGTGGTGGTTGGGGCCAGAACGGCAACGTCACGATAGACACCACGCAATCAAAGTTCGGCGGGGCTTCGGCGCGCTTCGTCGGCAATGGGTACATGTATGCCGCTACTGACATAGCTGCTTTTGGAACGGGTGATTTTGCGATTGATTTTTGGGTTCGGTTCGCCTCGATCGGCTCTCAGATCATCTACGATGGACGTGGTACCGGCAGCGACCTTGCTCCAGTGATTTATCTGAATGCTGCTGGCAATGTTCTTGAGTACTTTGTGGGCGGGACTCTCAGGCAGTCGACATTCTCGCCAGTGGCGAACACCTGGTATCACGTTGCGGTCACGAGAAACGGAACGGTCGGAAGATTGTTCGTGAATGGCGTTCAACAGGGCGCGACGTTTTCGGACATCAATAACTTCGCTGCTATTGCGAGCAGACCGTTAGTCGGCACGGCTTATGATGGCAGCTCTTCTCCTGTCAATGGGTGGGTTGAGGAGCTGAGGATCACCAAGGGCAAGCCGAGATGGACGGCGAACTTCACGCCGCCCACGGCGCCGTATTCCTGAGAGGGTCTAGCAATGCAGTTCCTCTATGAACCACAGTTAGCCCTCAGCGGCTGGTACGACGACAGCGGAAAGACTCTTCCGTCGTGGTGGGATCGCGACATAACCACCGACAACGGACCCGAGGTGCTTCCTTATCCTCATCCTATCGTGACCCCGTTGGACCTCCTTGAGCCCGGGTTCGTGGATGATCCCGATGTGGTCTTTCTTCTCGACGGGGGTCCTGGCACGCCGATCCCGGTCCAGCATTTGCCGCCTGGGTTTGTCCCTACTTCCGGCATCTGGGTGCAGCTGATTGCCAACTTCTTCGATGACGATGACCTGTTTTTCCACCCGATGAGCATACGGGCGCTGGATGCACCCGATCAGCTGCTGAAGAACGAGGTCCGCAGAATACGCTAGAATCAGATAGGGTTGGGCCATGTACCTGGGAAAAGACTTCTCACCACAGGAGAGCGGCGAGTCCGAGGTCTTTGGCATGGACTTCGTCAATGACCTCGACGCCATGGAGCAGATATTATCGTCGGTGTGGACGATCTCTGTCAGCCAGGGGAATGATCCCAATCCGAAGGTGCATCTGGAGGGCACCTCGTTGGCGATCGTGCCGTTTGGTAGCAATCTGAAGACGGCTACGGTCCAGCGCATCGGCGGCCTATGGCCGGATGTGACCTACATCGTGCGAGCGCAGATACTGACCGATGCCGGCAACACCAGAAGCCTGTGGTCGCATGTTCGGGGCGTGGACCTGGACTAGGGAAGGTCGCCATGAACTACGATGAGGTCATAGCTGCGCTGCAGGTGTTGGGGGCGATCCCGCAAAACAGCGAGGATGCCAACTTCCAGAAGCTCGTCACTCTGATGTTTCACTACGCAGAAGGTCGCATCTACCGTGATCTGAGCTTCCTGGCGACCGATGTGATGACACCAGTCACGCTAACGGCGCTGGAGCGGGAGATACTGCTTCCGCCAAACGTGCTGACGGTGCGCTCGGTCGGCGTGTGCACGCCACCAGGGCCGCCCACCCGCAACAGTCGAAGGCACTACCCGGAGCGCATATCCACTGAGGCGCTGGATATGTTCTGGCCGCAGCCCAACTTCAGGCCGGGCATTCCGAAGAAGTACACCATCATCGGGATACGCCTTCCGCCCACGACCTCACCGTCTCCGTTGCCGCCGATGACGCAGCCGCGACCACCGGTCTATGAACCGGAGCGCTTTATCTATGCGTTGCACTTCATGCCGTCGCCGGATCGCGCCTACACCGCAGAGGTGTTTGGCGGCGTCGAGCCTGAATTACTTTCCGAGAGCAATCCCGAGACGTTTTTGAGTGTCTACTACCCCGAGCTGCTGTGCGCGGCTTGCATGGTGTTCATCGCCGGCTACCAGCGCGATTACGGGGCATCGTCTGACGATCCGCAGCGTGCCATAAGCTGGAACGCGCAGTACATGGCGTTGAAAGACGGCATTGCGCAGGAGGCCGGCAGGCTACGTGGCGAGGGACCGGGCTTCACGGCATTGCCGCCGGCACCGATTGCTCAGCAGCCGAGGTAAGACTGATGGCACTGGTTAAGCCACAGGCCCCGCCCGGCTTTCTCTCACAAGCCACCCAGGTCCAGGCGCGTGGCGGCTGGTACGCCGGCAATCTGGTGCGCTGGCGCACGGGGTTGCTGGAGAAGTGGGCGGGCTGGCGGCGATTATATCGCGAGGGGCTGCCGCAGATCATCCGTCGGATGCATGCCTGGCTCGACCTGGACAATAAGAAGAACCTGCTCGTTGCGGCTGACGACGGCGTGCATCTGCTGGTGCAAGATACCCTTTATGGGCTGGGCCGGCAGATTGACCTGCAGGGCGCTTTTGTCCCGGCGCTGGGTTCCTCTGGGCCAGCCGCGACCTTTAGTGTTGCGCTCGGCTCCACCACGGTAACGGTCACCACCTCGGCCATCGTGACGGCGGGGACGAGCTTTCTGCTGCGGCTGCCGATCTCGATCGGCGGGAGGGTCATTCTTGCCAACTCGTTCTTCACGGTAAAGGCGGCTGTTACCAACGGGTTCACCTTTGACATGCTGCAGCCGGCGTTGGTGGCGGAGACCGGCACTTATGGTGTGCCGCTACTCACCAACGACATCGTCAATGGCTTTACCATCACCTGGAAGGCGCACGGGTTTACTGCCGGTTTAGAGATCAGGGTCGCACAGGAGACGACGATTCGTGTTGGCACGCCCCCGGCGTGGGAGAAGCTCAACTTCTCGGCGCCCGCAGGGACACTTGGGACGGTTGCGAACGTCATCGACGCCGATCACTTCACTCTCATGATGGGGGCGCACGGCACTGGTGACGGCGCTGGTGGTGCCTCGCATCAGATATATGTCGGCGGTTTCTATCAGCAGAACCTGACCAGCGGCGCGATTGATGCCACGCCTGGTTCGGTCATTGGCTTGGCGATCGCCAGGCCGCTGGGTGATCCGCAGCGTAACGCCTGGTTCCTGGCAAACATGGGCGGCAAGTTCGGGCTGGTGCTGGCTTCGGGTGGCCCGCTTGAAGTGTACAAGACCCCGGTTGAGAACGGGCCGTTTCTGAACCCGGTCAACAATCCGTACAAGTTTGGCGTGATGGCTGGCGCTGAATCTGTGCCGCAGAAGAGCATGGGCATGATTGTCGCCATGCCGCAGGCGCAGGTGATCCTGTTTGGGACCGAGGCAGTTCCCGGCGAGGGGGTGATTGATCCGCTGCTGATCGCCTGGACGCATGTCGGCACTTACGATCAGTTCGAGAGCACGGTATCGAACCAGTCCGGTACCATGCGGCTCTCGCGTGGCTCGCGCATCGTGGGCATGATTCAGGCGCCGCAGAGCACGCTGATCCTCACTGACACTGATCTGTGGCAGATGACGTATATCGGCCCGCCGCTGATCTACGGCTTTGCGATCGTGGGTTCCGGCTGTGGGTTGGTGGCGCCGCACGCCATCGGTAATCTCGGGCGCACCACCGTCTGGCAGGGGCAGAAGAACTTCTGGCAGTTCGGCGACACTGCAGTGCAGCCGGTGCAGTGCACGGTGTGGGATTACATCTTCGATGACATAGATAGCGTCAACGTCAACAAGTGTCACGCCGCGCCCAACTCGACCACCAACGAGCTGGCGTTCTACTTTCCCTCCAAGCGCACGATGATCAACGTCTCAGCCAACCTGCTGCGGTTCTCGCAGGTGTTTGCGGACCCGACGGTGTGGCTAACACGCGGTGCGGTGCCGACGCCGTTCGCAGTGTTGATCAAGGCGTTTTATGTCTATGAGCCGCAGTACCGGATCACTGGCTGGCCCGATGATGCCGGCGTGTCGATCATTAGCTGGTGGGACCGTGATCTGCATTCAGACATAACGCAGATCATCTACGCCCCTGATGGTGGGGTAACGTCGACCCTGCTGATGGAGGACGGCACCAACGGTATCCATGCAGTGAAGCAATCGATCATCAAGGCCAGCGAACGCATCACCTACACGTTCTCGGTCTACGCGCACGACAGCTCGACCAGGAACCTGACGCTGCGTGCTGTCGCTGGTCAGGATTATGCGTTTGCCACTTTTGTTGTTACCAGCGGCAACCTGATTGCTACCGGTGTGTCATCGCCACGGTTCTCGCTGATCGAGGCTAAGGTGATTATCGACACCCTGGGGACTGGCCGGGATGACCCGACCACTGCTAACGGTTGGCGGCGTTATGTGATGACGTTCACCAGCGATGATAGTTCTACGCTGGAGTTGTTCATTCACAACACCAAGGGCACCGAGCTGAGCTATCAGGGCGAGCCGCCGAAGGGTGTCTTGATGTGGGGTGCGCAGCTGGTGCTTGGTCCCGATCCGCTGGATTACCAGGCGACCCAGGGCATCCTGCGACAGAACGAAACCCGGCGATACGTAAAGGTCAATGTTGCAGAGGGCATGGCGTGGGACAGCGGAAGACTGTCGCGCTCGGCCTGGCTCGATGAGAGTGTTTGGGGTACGCCGCTCGGTGCGGACACCACGATCATTCCACCCAAGCTCGGTACTAATCTAGTGACTGCGGTGTTCGAAGAGGCGAT